TCAAGTATGAGCAACGCCGAACAGAATAACCTTGAATTCTTTAAGGAAATGTCTATGAATTTGCTTGGCACAGCTATCATGGGCCGGCGTAGCTCAGTTGGTAGAGCAGAAGACTCTTAATCCTGTGACTTATTTCACTACAAGAGTCGTGCGCTAATCCCCATAACTATGAGCAAAAAAAGAGCATTACAAAAAAAGAACGATATTATACTTCGTTCTGCACTAAACGGTGGTAAGGTTGACCCTAATGCAAGTGAATTGCAATTAAACAATACCAACCCCATACGCGTCGAATTAAAGGAACGGCACGGCAAAAAAGGAGTCACCCAAGTCATGGAATTCAAACTTGATAAGGAGCGGATTCGTAAATCTCTGGAGACCTCTTGCCCCAATGAGGCTATCGAAAAAGTTCAACCAGCCCTACTCGAAATAATCAATCAGCGGATTGAGAAAAAAACTCCGTTGATTTCTGTATTATTAAAAACCTACGAGTTCAATCGTCTTGCGACTGGCAAGCAAGCGAACGACAATACCAAGCGCAAAAATGTTGTGTGCATGGTAAGGATCTTGGCCAAGTACGGCATCGATCCCGAAAAGCACGACATTCGTTACTTCGCCAAGAAGGTAGACGGTCAACCGATCTGCGAACACTACGCTCAGTTTGAGCGCAAACCTGCTGACGTTCGCATGGCACGGTCAATCTTCTCGAAGGGATGGGTTCGCTATTATAAGGACAGATGCGGCATAGACACCTCGTTCTTCGCCAACTGGATCGCATTGCAATTGGACTCCATTCGAGTGAAACCTTTTATGCCCGACGAGCGTGAACGGCAGAAGATTGAAGAGAAGTGCGGGTTCCTCAAGGTATTGGACCCCGAATTGTACTTGGCGTACGCACTAGCGTACGGACTTGGATTGCGTAGCTCTGAGATACAGAGAGCAAAGTACGAAGATCTTTGGGAGTCTGACGGAAACAAATTGATTCGTATATGGAATCCCAAGGGTGTTAACGACTCGGAAGTAAATGGCCGAGGCTACCAGGACAGGCCATGCGATCCTGCTTGGTGGGATGAGATTCTCAGTAATAAAACAACGGACAATGCTTTAATTGTTCCGGTGCAAGAGGACCGTATCACTCGCGACTTCCCGAAGTTCTTGAAATTGCAGTGTGGAATCAACGACCACCGTCCTGTCCACAGGCTCCGTAAGTATTGCGGCCACCGGATCATGAAGGACAACGACATATTTATATCTAGCAAAGCACTCGGACATTCCTCAATTGAGATGACGAGCAAGATATACTCAGGCTTACCAAGCGTGAACCGAAGCTTCTAGCACTAAACCTACCCCAACCATTGCCCACTAATCAAAGATACAGCTGTACCTACTACAAATACCTCCAATACACTACACATATGAAGACAACAATAGATCTCAATGGGCTTAAAATTGAACACAACGGAAGCGACTCAGTGCTTCTACTTTCCGAAGCGCCGACTGAAATCGCGATTAGCGATTTGATTGATGAGCTTAACTCTTTACTACCCGAAACTTCAGGGGAAGTGAAATCTCGTCGTTCTCGTCTTGGATCGCTTTGCAACCAGCACGAAGAATCAGATCGTATAACTGGGCTTGGATAAGCCCGGTGTCATCTCCGAGTTTTTTGACACGCTCCCGCACATCAGGTGAAAGGCGGAGCGACAAGGGTTTTGATTTGGATGTGTCTCTTGGCATGACCCTTCTATTTCACACCAAAATAACTAATACAACAATAAAATACATTAACATACATTAACTATGGGAAAACTAAGTAAAATCAAAAGAGCGTCGAGTGGTGGAGGAGGCGGAGGCAACTACGCTAAACTGCTCCAAGGCGAAAACAAGTTCAGAATCGTTGGAGACATCGAGGACACACCACCAGGCTTCATTGTAGGTATGGTTGGATGGACAACAAACGAAGAGGGACAACGTCGGCCAGTGCGCTATACAACCGGAGAGTCTGTCCCGCAGACATTCGAGGATAAGCCCAAGGAGTTCTTTGCGATGATCGTATGGAACTATGCCGAGGAACGCATCCAAATCCTTGAGTTGACCCAAGCAGGGCTGAAGGATGAGTTGATCAAGCTCGATGCTGACGAGGACTGGGGTGATCTGCGCAAGTTTGACATCTCGATCATCCGTAGTGGTGAAGGGCTTGAGACTTCTTATGTCATGACACCTAAGCCCCACAAGAAACGGAGCGACGAGATCAATGCTGCGGTTAAAGCCATGAAGGTGAACCTCAATGCGTTGTTTACTGGTGACGATCCCTTTGCGGAAGAAGCACCAAGCGCAGAACCCAGTGGTGGTGACGAACCTGCACCTTTCTGAGATGTTAAAAACTGACATATCAAACTCTGCGTATCATGCGGAGTCTGCGTTGGGTTCGAGTCGGGCAAGAAAATTGCTCGACTCCTGCCCGGCGCGGGTGTGGCACGAAATGAAGTTTCCGACACCTAGTGACGCGAAACATTTTGTGATCGGTGGATGCGGTCACACGGCAACGCTTGAACCGTTCAAACTCGAAGACGAGTATGCGGTCAAGCCCGACACGATTGACGGTAACAGTTCACGAACCAATGCGTACAAGGCGGCCTTTGAGGAAATGCAAAACCATGCTCCCGACAAGAGATGGTTAACTCAAAGCGACTATGATCTTTGCATGAGTATGGCGGATTCCGCACGGGAACATCCCTTGTTAAAGACGTACTTGGGCAAGTCCGATACGATCATCGAGGGAACCGGATACTTTGGATATCAAGGAGCAGACTGCAAGGTCCGTCCTGACTTGTTCAACGAAGGCGCGGGTGTGGTGATTGATTTGAAAACTACCCAAGAGGGAGATCCGCGAGGATTCGCATCTTCGGTTCGTAAATACGGGTATGATTTCCAAGCCTGTTGGTATATGGAAGGGTTGCGAGCTATGGGGTACGATCCCAAGCAATTCATCTTCCTAGTCGTTGAGAAGTCACCACCCTTTCTTACAAGTGCGTACACCATAGATGCATCCCAACTGGAGAAGCAGAAGCCACGCATGGGTGAGGCTTGCAGGATATGGAAGGAGTGCATGAAGTCAGGCGTATGGCCAGGTTATGGTGACCACATCCAAACGATTGGCACTACCGAACGCTTCGAGGTTGCGAAGAATCGATACTCGATCACGGACTTGGCGGCTAAATTCAAGGTGCCAAGGAGTCGCGTCTACGGACTCATTGCAGAACACAAGCTGAAGAGTGAATACTACGGCAAGAAGCGTACTATCTCCCTTGCTGAATTTTCGAAGGCAATAAACACACCGAGGAAAGTGGCATGAGCGGTAAAGTAATCAAACTTATGAACACCAAGAAAGCGTTGGCCCTGACGGGTTATCGCTCAATCAACTCGCTCATACAACTGCATCAATCGGAGGACGTTGCATTGACTTGTTACAAAATCAAGGGCGGCCGAGGACAAGGCGGAATCGACCAAGCCTGGAGTGTGGCGGAGTTGAATAAATTCATGAAGGATAACCATCAAACGACACAAGAAAAATGGCTAATCGACTAGAACAAATAAGGCGGATTAAACAGGGTATTGTATTTGCAAAGGAACATGCGGATAATCGCGATTGGCAGGCGGCCATCGTTGTCCAAGGAGCATTGATCGAGCAACTCCTGGCGGTAGTGGAGGGTGAGGACTTGAATCATCACAGTGATCCCGACGTAAACATAACGTTCACGGAGGATTGCCAAGATGAGTGAGTGCATCGTAGCTATTGATCCCGGTGCATCCGGTGGCTTCTGTCAATTTGTGGATGGCAAAGCAGTGTGGGCATGGAAGTTTACGACCTTTTCAGACTTTGTTGCAGACATCTTGGACTTGCAGGAGAACCCAGACTACTCGTTGGAGATAGTCTTGGAAGACGTGCCGCCCTTTGCGGGAAAGAACATACCATCGTCCACTGGGTTCAAGCTTGGCAAATCATGTGGTTTCTATGAAGGCGTAGCCCGTGGACTACAATTGCCCTGCCACATGGTAAGACCCCAAGCGTGGCAAAAAGGCTTGGCCAATGTGGCAGGGCAGGGTGGCGCCAAGAAGAAGCGCATCCTCAAGGACCATGCACTCAGGCTTTATCCGAAGCTCGGCAAAACTGTAACACTGGCAACAGCAGATGCGGTCCTGATTGGGCATTATCACACAACAATAACAACACATAAGCACATATGAATACAGCAATACACAACACACAAATCGCACCAAGCACGTACTTCTACGATCCCCAACTTGGCGTGTACATTACAATCAGAACAATCGACCCAATCATGGCCAAGGAGTTACTTGCCGGACAGCACAAGAACCGAAACATATCTCCATTCTCCGTGAATCGATACAAGGAGTTCATGCAAAGCAATCAATGGGTAATGAATGGCGAACCCATTATCTTCGGTGGCAATAAGCTAATCGACGGGCAACATCGTCTGACTGCGTGCATACAAGCAGGTAAAAGTTTCCAGTCTGTATGGATCGAGTTGCAGGATGATGGCGCGTTCAAGACTCTAAACCAAGGTAAGCGCAGAAATCCCGCAGATGTTTTGTCCATTGAAGGACACGCAAACGTCTCCGTTTTGAATTCAGCAATTACGATGCTTGCAAGGATTGACGAAGTAGGTGAGTTACCGTTCCAAGGTTTCGGTGGAGGCACAAGGGCTTCAATCCCCAACCATGAGATCAACGAGTGGGCTAAAAAGTATCCGCACTTGGGACTGACCGTTAAGAAGTGTCAGGCGTGGTATAAGAACTTCCGCTTAAAGAAAGGACCGTCCTCCACGCTTCACTACATGCTGAGAAGATCGGAGACACACTTGTTCGACTTCGATGACGAGAGTGCGGATTCCAATGCAGACAAGTTTTTCGACTCGCTTTGCAGTGGACTGGACTTGTCCAAGGGTAGTCCTATTCTTCCATACCGCAACCACCTCCTGCGCATGATGTCGGCTAACGAGAAGATTAGTCCACACTACATCATCCGTGGTGGAATTCTCAGTTACAATGCTTGGTTGACCGGACAAAAGACAAACACGTGCAGGGTTGGACGGATTACCAAGATCCCGAAGATCAACAAGGCCAATGCATGAGCCTGATCTTTCCGAATTCAAACAACAAACTGACGAGTCTGTAAGGCAAGCCTCCCTCCGTTTGGCGGATAAGTACGGAGTGGAGGCTGCCACGGCACGGAATTGGGTATTGGGGCATCAAGACCCGCTCAAGGGTTTGGTGAGGCTCAAGAAGAGCCGAGAGATGGACGAGAACTTACGGGCCATGATGGCCTTTGCGTTACCTGGTTACACCTACACACTCGATGAGATTGCCGAGTGTATTGGCTGCTCCAAAGAACGGGTCCGGCAGATCCAGGATACCGCCCTGCGGAAGCTCAGAAGACGAACAGATTACTTAAAGAAAGAATTAAAAAAACAATGAAAAACATACTACAGAAAGCTATATTTCACTGCTTGTTCCTGTTGTCCATTATTGTATTTATATGGATGGCATGGGGATTTGTCGCAACCATATTGGGGATCTAAATCATGTGTAAAAGCAACGAAAAAAGGATCCGTTTTGCACCCGTCCCGCTTGCCATTTTGGATGAGTATTGTGAACTCCACGGCATGACACCAAGTGCCGCAATATCGCCGCTAATTACGGCATATTTGCGGCATCCCTCGCGCGCGTCGCGTCATTCTTTACAGAATGAATATAATATACATAGCCAAGAAAGTACGGATTCGCCGCAAATTGCGGCAAAGCAAAAACCGAAACCTCGCAAGAAAAACAAGACCCCACTGCCCGAAGATTTCGATCCACCAAAAGCGATTTGCGAAGAGGCAGGAGTGGACCACGAAAAAGCAGTTAGGTTTTTCAAAGCCCAAGCGGAAGCAAAAGATTATCGTTACGTAAATTGGAACAAGGCATTCGCATTGGCGGTGAACGGTTACCTCGTACAAAACTACCCGCAGATTTTGCAGACCAAACAGGAGAACGAATTTTAGCATGGATTACGACCTGGCGGAAATTGCGGTCCTTGCCGCATCCATGCGTGATGAGTCGGGCCGAGGATCGGCTACCGCATTAGAGCATCTAACCCCCCAAGATTTCTCATCCCCCGAAAGGCAACGCATATTCGAAGCAATCGGTAAGCTCGCACCCAAATGTAACGAGATAGACATACTCATTGCGGAACCATCCTTGGCGGATAGCATTACTTTTATTTCGGAGCAGTACGGAGGTGGACAAATCGAGCGTTACGTTGATTACCTAATCGAACACCGCAACCATCGTGCAATTGAGTTAGCGATACTCAAGGCACAAGACACGATCAAAGAGGGTGGAACCGCAGAAGAGGTTGCTTCCTCCTTCACGCACTCCGTAGCCAAGGCACTGAGTAAACGCAAAGGGCAGGTTTCTCTCAAAGATGCCGCCACCCAAGCACAAGCGGATTTTTACAATATCGATGCAGGCGGAGTCTCCGCAATCCCCACGGGGTTCTCGAAACTGGATGCCCACCTTCAAGGAGGTTTGAAAAACGGAAGCTTGTACGTGATTGCCGCAAGACCAGGTATCGGGAAATCAGCACTTGCGATCCACCTGGCAATCCAAGCAGCACAAAAGGGAATCCGTTCCTCTTACGCCAGTCTCGAAATGACAGCACCGGAATGCGCTGGCAGGTTACTCACTTCCGTAAGCGGAGTTTCCCGTCCAACCGCACAGGGCAGTCTCTCCCACAGCGACAGGCAAAAGATTGAGCAAACCGTCAAAGCGTTACGAGGTTGGCCGATTACATTCAAAGACGATAACCAGGCAACCCTTGAGGCATTCTGCGCATTTCTCGCTCAGCAGCGCTTGGAAGGAGAACTAGGTTTGGCAGTGATAGACTACCTTCAACTCCTCACCTCTCCCGGTTTCTCCTCCCGCCATGAAGAAGTCAGCGCGATTTCTCGTAGCATGAAAGCCCAAGCACTGGAGCTTGACTTGCCCGTGGTCGCGTTAAGCCAACTCAACCGCAACCTGGAAGCACAAAACCGCAAACCCGCTTTGTCGGATCTCCGAGAGTCCGGGTCCATAGAACAAGACGCTGATGTGGTCATGCTCCTATCCAAAGAAAAAGAAGTTTCTCCTTCAAAGGACATCATCCGAATTCACCTTGCGAAGAATCGAAACGGGGAAACTGGATACGTCTTAGCGGAGTTCGACAAAAGCGTAGGGCGATTCTCGACCCACATTCCAAGCAGATTGAATGAAGAATCACCCGTTTCTCCTTCGCAACCGTCTTGGTAGACTTCAGAACGCGACCAAAAGATACGATAGGAGACGCAAGAAGGGGTCTAATCGTGCGTTTCGGGAAAAAAGAGGGTCAATACCCGTGCAAGGGTAGCAAAAGGCTTTTAAGGGGCGTTAAGGGATTAAGCGTGACCAGGTAAAAGATCCGGCCTCACTCAGGAGGGTGCGGTTTGGGCCGTTTCTCCTTCCGTTCAAGCCCTATAAAAAGCCCCCGCGAGGTATCCCGCCCCGCGAGGGCATAGGACTGAACAAAAGTGTTAGGCGCGTTTCTCCTTGTAGATGCGTACCCTTCGATTGTGGACCTTGCGGCCAAGCTCGATGATTCGGTTCCCTTGTTCCTCGGTTATGTCATACCAGGAGGCAAACCGTTCGCGGGTTAAAAAGTTATTCAACCAGTCAAGGTAAAGGTTTTGCAGTTTCTCGTATACGCTCATCCTTCCCCCCTCACTTGTATTCTACCCTTTCCTGCAATTACGTCTTGATATTCCCATTCTCCGAGAATGCATACTTTGGATAGCAAGTCATCAATTTTCTTTTTGAAGTAAACACGATACAAGCCATGCATTCGAATGCCATCAATGTAGTAAGGGTTTCTATGAATTACGTGCCAAACGTTGCCATCATAATCTTTGATTTTTCCCTTGCTTTTTAGGCTCATCCTTCACCCCCGTCTACCTTTGCGAGGACAGAGCGGACCTCTTCGAGTGCTTCGTCCGTCCCCGTTTCTCCTTGCATTGCAAGCTCTGTAAGCAATCGCTCAAGGATCTTCGCCTGGGCGTGCAACTCAGGGGCTGCCGCGATTAGGCGAGCGTTTGCAACATCTTCGTTTTGTTCGAAGCTATTTTGCATTAGGCAAATCGGATGCAGTGCCGTTGCTCCTTTTTCGCAAGTCATCCTTTTGCCGTTGTTTGCGAAAATACTCCCTTCTCCGTTGCCTTGACCGCAATGCCACGGTCCAGGCGTGAACGTCGCGCGTTTCTCTTTGTCCTCACTCATCCTTCCACCCTCCCGTTCTTGATCTCGCAAAGCGTAGAATAATAGGAGGAATACCCGCTTGGGTCTTTGTTCCATATCTCTTTAACTCTCGCCCTTTCTGCTTCCGTTTCCGGTTTGATATTATCACAACGCGAATTCGGGCCGAATGCGGATTGATTGCAAAGCATTAGCAACTCTTCAGCGCGTTGTTTGGTGATTGTTTCGTTTTTCATAGTTCTAGTTCAATTCGAATCTCCATTCAATATGATGCTCCAGGTCATTGATTAAGGCTTTTTTCGCTACAATCTTTTCCATCAATTCGAAAAGTCTTTCCTGCATTTCAGTCAATGTTTGCTTCTCTTTCTTCAATCTTTCCTCTATGCGTGAAAGAGTTTCAATTGAGCCTTGAGTTGTGTTTTCGTACGGGTAACTCATTATCCTTCCCCCCTTTCCAGTCTCTTTAATTCCTCAACCCCTTTTGGGGTTAAGGTTATGATTCGGCCCTTGGATAAAGTTGTGAGGCCAAGGTCGTTTAGGTCGCACGCATCGAGTAAGTCCTCGTCTTTGAGTCTACCAAGCTGAATTTTTTTCGATGCATAGCGTTTTAATTGTTCTTTGATTTTCATAGTTCTAGTTTCTCCTGATTGATTGTTGTAATTGTAGCTCTAACTGCCTGCCTTGCCTCGCGCGTTTAACGCTATTTACGGTGATCGTTCCACGATCCGCGCATTGTGCCGCCAGTTTCTCCTTCTCCGTTGCCAAGCGGATAATTGCGTTTATTTCTGCCATGGCTAAAGGCGCGAGTTCGGACATTTTATATAGTGGCATTACTTCGCCTTTCCTTTGAGCATCCAAAGAAGGACCCGTTCGCGTTCAGTGAGATTATCCATTGTCTTGGCCTCCGTTGAGAAACTGCACGGCTTCACGTTTATTCGTTTCAACCGTTTCAATCATAAGTGCGATATCCTTTTGATTCGCCTTGTACCATTTGCTTTTAATCAATTCGCGTTGCCAATATCCTGATGCTTTTTCAATTACTTGCGGGATGTCCCAGCGCCCAAGCTCAAGGCCATTGCGAATCAATGGCAAATCGGCATCGTGTTTAATATATTCGGTAAGTGTTTTCATAGTATTAACTGTTGATAATGGATTGGTGGAGAACCCAAAAGACTGGAAGCCACGGGCAGAGTAAAATAAGAATATCGTAATTCATGATAGCGTTTTGACGTGTTTGGTAGTTTGTAGAATTACGAGTTTTTGCCTTGGGATTCTGTCCATTTTTCAAGAGTGGCAATCTGCAGAATATGGAAAGCTTGACTCAAGATATAATCGTCCAATCTGACGTTGTCCGTATTATGGTCATTCTCCATGCGGGAATCTTCGGCCTTGTCGAATAGCTCGCGATTTTCAAATCTGATAAAGTCAACCAAGCGCCAAGCTTTATAGTAAACGAAGGAATGATCGCAATTGGCGCAGATCTCATGGATCGCGCTCCAATGGTCGAAAGAATCGTCGAGGTTATAATCTTTTACGGATTCCGTGAGTGAATCAATAAGTGAATCGAATTCTGATAATTTCATTGTCTTGTCCTTTGGTTGAATGGTTACGCTTTCTTGATCCATAGGTGGCCAAGGATAAAGCCGAATTTCTTTTCGCGAATCTTTGCACGCACTGTTTGCCGAAGCTTATTGTCATGCATGAGAGAGACTCTCCCGGTCTCAAGGATATGCGCGTTGATTAGGGAATCTTCTTTGCTCAAGTCAGAGCTAAAGAAAAACGATTCATTTCCATTAGATAATACTTTATTCATTGTCTTAGTCCTTTTGTTGTGTGGTTGAAACGGGAAAGCCCCGTTGGATATGAGCAAATTGTCACGTTCCGTAGTATGTGTCAAACATATTTATGCATTATTTTACAATAGCGTACAATCGGTGAAACCGAGGCTATTGAGTTTCGAAGGAAAAAGGGTTGCGAATGCCACCAGGTCGCGAATGAATAAAAGCAGAGCAAACGCAATGTGATGGATTATCGCTTGCCAATTCATTTCGCCCTTGAGTCGCAAAAAAAGAATTCGCGAATTCTCAGCAAATAAATAATTAGAGCAACTGTACCAAGTAGTGAGCGCGAGCGATTGAAGGACATGACCGCGAATCCATGGCAAAGTTTGCCCTCGGTTTGTCACATATTGACGCAAGCCCAGCAACTATCGCAACTAGCAGAAGACTCAAAGTCTTTTGCCTACCAAAACGAACCGGAAACTGGCCCATTAGTGAGACGCACCCAGGCACGAGCTACTGACGCGGGTCAGAGGGGGGGGGCGGGGGTGCGCGTCATAGCGCGCTAATCTCTGTATTATCATTACCTCCCCCACAACTTTTTTCGCAATAAGCCCCCCCTGGTCCCGTGTCTTGCGTATCCCATCCTATCCGCGCTATATGTCCTATCCGCGCTATCCGCGCCCTAGTAGCCACCCGTAGCGAAGACTGGGTGACTGCTATTTATTCTGATGGGTTTCTGAGTTTCTATGGTCCTGTGCTTCTGTGTTGCATTTATGAGAATGCCTGAGAGTAGGCCACCCTTGGTCATAGAGATGGGCGAGTGTTATGAGCCACTCGTAGTCGTATCGAGTGGTTTGTATATTTGGTAGCCCTTGTTGATGACTACTTCTTTGCAGAGGTCGATGAATTCTTCGTCCGTCATTTGTCCCTTTGCCTGGTTTGCTTCTGAGCATAGTATTTGGAGATTGTTAATGGTATTGTCTCCGCCACGGGCAATTGGGGTTATATGATCGTATTGGTAGTCTTCGGGGTTATTCCAATTGAGTGGTCTTCCGGTTAATGCGCAGGGGAAGTGGTCACCGTAGATCTTATGAACGTCTTTATAGTTGAAAGTCATGGATGATTGAAATTGGCATGATTTTTGGGTGATTGCCTTCTTGATTTGCCTGGGTGACTTGTGCTGATACCACGGTTGCCTTGGGGGTGATTGGGTTCGTGGATGTTGAAAGTGCCATATACGCTTCGTGAGTAGGACTGAGGGTGATGTTTCCCTTAGTCTTGCTTCTCTCTGTCTAACCTTTTCTTTTTGACCGGGAGAGAGGTGGTAGGAGATTGTGGACTTCGAACAGTTTAATTGCTGTTGAATTTTATTGTATGACCAACCGAGTTCTCTGAGGCGTATTATCTTCGGCCCTAGATTTTTGTTATTCATCGTCCTGTTCTAGGTGGACTACCTTTTGTTCTGAAGCTTCAGTGGGTTGTTCTTTGACTGTTTTGGATGCACCCTTGAGGATATTGCGTACTTGATCGGGTGACATGTCTGATTGTCCGAGTGTGACGTTTGCGGATGCTGTAATGTTTGATGGTCTTCCTGAGACTGTGAGGAACTTGTCCATTATGATGGATACTGCATAGGCTAGGTTTTGGGGAGGTATGTCATCCAGCTTGGAGTGTAGGATGTTGAGTGAATCCCCTACCATGTTCGAGAGCTTGCCGTTTACTTGGTTTAGAAATTCTTGTTCCGTCATGTCCAGGCGGTAACGGAGGAAGTTGGCGACTGACTGCCTTAGTTCGGGGTCTACCTTTTTAAGTTCCCGTGCTTCTTCGGTTGCGTTTGATTGCTTGGCCGCGATCTTGGCGGCTGAATTGATTATTTTATTCTTAGTCATATCGTCAACGAAGCCTCTTACGGAGTTTGGTTTTTTTCTTCTTCTATAGATTCTTGGCATATTTTTTTGTCTTTTAGTTCAATTTAGTTGACATAGCAATATAAAAGAATACGAGTGACTACAGATGGATACTGAACGGGCAAAGAAGATATTGGCGGATTCGGGTATTGAGCATCCTGTATTTGCGCAGAGGCTTGGCATTAAGGCGAATAGCTTTCGTATGAACCTGAGTATGGGACGGTTGAGTAAGAAAGCTGTGGCTTTACTCTTAGAGTTGGAAGCTGATCTGAAGGAGGACAAGGAGGACGGACCTTCTGAGGCGGCAATGGTGAAGGAGGGAATGATCCGTCAGACTTTGGAAGTACCCTTGGAGAAAATGGGCAAGGTGTATATGTTACCCAAGAATCCGTATTTGCGTCTTGTTGAGTTCAAGGATGGAAGCCATGGCAAGTTCAAGGCTCAACCTGGTAAGTTCGTATTGGGTGCGATTGTAAAGTTAGCCCATGAGAAGGGTGACATGTATCGCTTGGTGGGTAGGTACGACAGGAAGGATCGGTTGGTATGAGTGAAGCCCTACAGATGTCCAGGGTGACCGGATTTCATCGAGTGTCCTGTGGTGAGTATTTGCGAGGTCAGACTGACCCGTTTGAGAAGAGTAGTCGCATACAGAAGGAACTGACCGATTGCTTGCTTGCTATCTTGGCTTTATCTGCTCCGCGAGGGGTTCCCATGTCCTGCCGGGAGATTGGAGAGTTTTGCGGCATCTCCAAGCAACGAGTCCATCAGATCGAGAAGGAAGCCATGAAGAAACTTAGAAGTAACTCAACGGTCACCCGCAAGGAGTTTAGGCAATGGAAATAGACAAGACTCGAATAGAGAAGGCATTAAGCGACTTAAAGACCTTAGTTGCCCAGGTTGGCAATGCCCGTGTTCGAGAACTCTACCGGAAACCACTTGAGGAATTTATCAAAGACGTAGCGAAACATTATGAAAATTGACCCAATAGAACCGAACGACGATTGGATATGCGACGAGATGTGGGGAGTCGAGGAAGACGAGGATGACGAAACCGAAGAAGAGGAAGAGTGAAAAGTTGCTTACCTTGCCCGAAGCACACAAGGCGTGGGAACGCTTTTGGAGCAATACTCGAATTCTCGGATTCACCGAGGACGAGCATGGGGAGAAGCAAGCTATTCGCACGGACGTCCAACGAATCATGCCTGAGAACTACGGGAGTTTGAATTTTACGAACAGGAAGAAATGAGTGAGGCCAGTAGACAGTGCATTCATGAGTTAAAAGCTTTGTTCCATAGGTGGGAAGAGGAGAGTGACTTGGAACAGGATGACATACTAGACTGTACTAAAGACGCTTTGAATGAGTATTACGATGAAGACGTCATTGAATTCGAGTCTGAGATTGACGAGGAGGAGGAATGAACGTTCACCAACCAACTAAGAAGATAAGCTCCTGGCCGCAAATGGTTGTGCGTTTGACCAAGGAGCGGGATGAATTGATCAAGGAGAACAAGGAACTCAGCAAGGAGAACTTGGAACTCAAGAGAAGATGTTCCGACCTATGGAGAGAACTTTCTGAGGAAAGGGCAAAGAGTGATTCGTGAAATGTCCACCAGGATTCAACCCGATCTTTTGGAGAAAATACGGGCGAGCAATACCCATATCAGTTGCCGAGTTACCACGGTGCGACTTGAAAAAGCTGGGTCCACCATGCTCGAAATTAAGCCCAGAGACGTTGGAACGGATACGGAGGGATGGACGGTTGGGCCGGAAGAAATCGCGGTCCAAACGCTCGAAGAAGGGATTATCGTAGGCATGGAGATCCAAGCGAGGGAATGAAGCTCACCCTCCAACCCGACGAAGTCCAGGTCTGTCAAATGATTGGCCGGATGCGTACATTGATTGCCCGTGGAAACGGGGTGCGTGATGCGAAGATGGGCAACCAGGACGGAGCGGAAGCAGATGTGATGGGCATGATGGCGGAGTATGGATTTGCCAAGCAGATGAATGTATTCCCTGATCTTGGACTTACTCCAAGGAGCGGATCTGCGGATGGGGTAATGGCGAGTGGCAAACGCTATGACATCAAAGCATCCAAGCACAAGACCGCCCGATTGCTTTCCACCCTCAAGGTAAACCCCGACGTGGATGTTTACGTCCTTTGCGTGGTCGATGGATCGACCCTCGACTTCAAGGGATGGGCATTCAAAGAGGAACTTATTCGCGAGGAGAACAAGACCGACTTGGGACATGGGGTAGGGTATGCGCTGACGCAGGACAAGCTTAGATGGTTCGATGCCTAAGATAACCTACACGGACGAAGTAAACGCTCACTTCGGAATCCCTTGGACGGATGACTTGAAGTACGACAAGGGCGAGCTTGTCTGTGCATTAAGTCCCGAAGAGATAGATCGCTTGACCATAGAAGACCCGGAGCGAGCGCAAACCCTTACTCGTCTGTTAATGGATCAACCTGGTAGCGAGAAGGAAGACCCGATCCAATGGGGATGGACATTGCCCGGTTGGCGGCGCGTGATGGAACGATTCGACAAGGACAAGATCCATGTAATACTTGGAGGGAATCGCTCGTCCAAGTCTATTCTTTCAACCCGTATGCTTGTGCATTTGGCTCAGACTATCCCCGAAGCGGAGATTCGCTCGATGCATGTGACAGAAGAGCGATCAATTCAAGACTCGCAGAAAATGGTATGGGCTGCGCTTCCTGCTCGATACAAGAGATCGAAGAAGAAGGGACCGAATCATAGTCTTCAATATAATCAGAAGAACGGATTCAATTCCGCAAAGGCAATCCTTCCACCTACCGACCCAACCGCAGAGCGTGGCTCAACGATATACTTCAATAATTATCGCCAGTACATGGCAGACCCGCAAATCTTCGAGGGATGGTCCGCTCATTGCATCCATCTTGAGGAAGAGGTTCCCAATAATATTTACGAAACGCTGTTGGGTCGAACGGTTGACTATCATGGTCGCTTGATTTTGTCGTTCACAACCCTTCAAGGTTTCACTCCACTGGTTGATAGTTTGCTCAAGGGTGCGGAAACCGTAAGGACGAGGTATAGTGAACTCTTGAAAAGGGAATTACCAGTTGAACAAATCTCTGCAAATTGGCCTGACTGCCGGATACACTTCCTATGGACCCAAGATAATCCATTCATTGACGGACAAGAATTGGTACGGACATATGCACGGCAATCCCAAGAAGTAAAGCTTGCTCGCCTGTACGGAATCCCGTCCAAGTCGTTCCAAGGCCGCTTCCCAAAATTTAACCGCGAGTCCAATGTGATTGAGCATGAACAAATCCCATTCATCAAAGATCCGTCCATTGACGTCACCCGTTACTTCATTTGCGATCCGGGTGGTAGCAAGCCTTGGGTTGCCCTATGGGCGGGTGTCATGCGGGACGGTAGAATATTCATCTACCGCGAGTTCCCCGACAGCACGATGGGTGCTTGGGCATTACCCCATGTGAACGGAGCAGGAAAGAGCGTAGGCAAGCCTGGTCCCGGTCAGCGTCCACTCGGATGGGGTTATATTGATTACAAGAATCACTTCGAGGACTTGGAAGACGGGGAGGACATATTTGAACGAATCGTTGACCCGCGAATGGGAGCGGCCACGGTGAGAACCAAAGAGGGTGAGTCGAATATTATCAATACCATGAGCAACCTTGGGTTCGTATTCCGTGCCGCACCTGGAGTGGACATCGAGGCAGGGATTGCGAAAATTAACGATGCACTCAGTTGGGATGATACCGAACCCATGACGGTTGATAATACCCCAAAGCTATTCGTCAGCGACAGGTGTGACAATACGGTTAGTTCAATGATGGAATACTCAGGGCAGAGCAGGTCCGAACATTGGAAAGACCAAATCGACTGTCTCCGTTATTTAATGGTGAGCGGGGCAGACCATATAAGCGAATCAAGCCTCCAAGCAACGGGTGGCGGAGGGTACTAACTACACCACACTACGATTGCGTTGACCTGTAAGGCGTATTGCCTTACAATCTGTAACGCAATGCTCAGTGCCGCAGATCCCGAACTTCTCTATGTATCCAAGAAGCCCGATATTGCTTACTTGGCTCAGACCTATAAGGAAACACAGTCCGACTTGGGTGAGTGGTTAGACCGCAAGCAACGCGACTACGACGTAAGGAATTGCCAATGGGCGGGAAAGAGCGATGACTTTAAGAAGCACGCATCGCTAAGTTCCACCGGAGAAGTATTTCCTTGGGAGGGTGCCAGTGATAGCGAAATCCGCATGGCGGACGAGATAATCGGATGCAAGGTTTCGATGGTTATGAATGCGGTAAGGCGAGCGCATATCGTTGCTACCCCAACCGAATCGAACGACGTTGAGCGGGCATCCGTCATAAGCAACTTCCTTCGTTGGCTCATCAATACCAAGATGACTGAGTTCTACTCTGAGATGGAACTTGCTATGAATCATCTCTTCGAGAAGGGGATGACCGTTACTTACGCCTACTACGATCAGCAGGAACTGAAACAACAACAGACCATAAAGCTTGAGGAAATAGCCCAAGTTTTGCCAGCCATTGCGGAAGTCATCCAGGACGGATCGATGGACGATGAGTTGAGTGAAACCCTCAAGGAACAATTCGGAGTATCCAAGACCAAGGGTAGGGCAATGCTCCGAGAACTACGCAAAGACGGTGAGACTACCGTTCCGGTTACACGCGAAGTGATTAGCCGCCCCAAGATCAAAGCACTTGCCCCTGACGAAGATGTGTTTTGGCCAAACTACACGATTGATCCGCAAGAGGCTCCCTATGTCTTCCATGTTGTGAACATGACACCCGAACAGATTCGGGCAAAGATCAACACTGAGGGATGGGATAAGAACTTTGTCGAGCAGGTAGTTGACCTTGCGAACAATGCCGAGGCCGAGGACAACCTTTACAATATTCGCGAGCAAGACGAATTCGTTCACTCCGATGATCAGTATGTAAAAATCGTCTATTGCTACCAACGCCTTTTGGATGAGGACAATATTCCGGGTATCTACTGCACGATCTTTCATGCCAGTGTGACTGAGACATATGCAAAGCATCAATTAATGGACTACGCTCATGGCAAGTACCCGTTCACGGTTACAACGTGGGAGCGTACATCCAAGCGACTTTATTCGTCCCGTTCAATACCGACCATTGCAGAACCCGATCAACAGGCATTAAAGGTAGAAGTAGACTCAGCAATAGACGCTCAGTCTTTGACTACGCTTCCACCAATTGAGCATCCTCTTGGAAGATCCCCAAGTCGGTTTGGACCGGGTGTAAGGCTCCCTTATCGTACTCCTGGTGAGGTTCGTTTTGCGGATACGCCACGTGGTTCAACGGTAAACGTCGAACTCCGCAGGTATATCCAAGAACAGGTAAACCGATACTTCGGAAGGAACGGTCCTGGCGTTGATCCGGTTGAAGCGCAGATGAAGCAGCAGCATATCATCGACAAGGTATTCAGCCACCTCAGACAAGTCCTTGATCAAATCTTCAGCCTCTATCAACAGTACGGACCCGATGAGGAATTCTTTCGGGTTACGGGAATGCAGGACTTGCAGAAGTTCAGTAAAGGTAACCCCGGTGAACGCTTTGACTTTTCACTTCAATTCGATGCGGCTTCACAAGATCCCGCCCAAATGCTTGATCGTGTAAAAGCGATTGCCGAGCTAGGTGGAATGTTGGACAAGAACGGCACGCTTGATACCGAGAGGTTGCTTCAAATCGCAGTTGGACAGATCATGCCTGGTGCTGCGGAGAGCATAATGATTCCCAAAGAGACTGCATCACAGAAAGCAGTTGAGGAAGAGCGTCAAACTATTGCAGAGATCTATGCGGGAGTTCCGCCTAACGTCCGTCCGAATGACGCTCACGAAATGAAACTCCAAGTATTTCAACAGTGGTTACAACAACCCGACGTCACTCAAAAGGTTCAACAAGATCCTGCCTTGCAAGAGCGTATTCAGAATTACCTGCAACAAAGACAGATGCAAGTAACTCAGAAACAGAATGCTCAGATTGGCAGACTCGGAGCCGCACCAACACAGTTTGGGGAAACCCCAAGCGCAGCATAGGAAACATCATGCCCTACGGTAAAGGTACATACGGATCGAAGGTTGGAAGACCTTCCAAGAAAGCAAAAGCAATGGCACGGAAGAAGATGCCAGTGAAAAAGAAAAAGATGCTGAAGAGACGGTGAGTGTTGAGTACCGTGGCGAAAGGTTCAGTGGGTATAACAAACCAAAGCGAACCCCAAAGCATCCCAAGAAATCCCATGTCGTTCTGATCAAGGACAACGGCAAGGACCGTATGATTCGATTTGGCCAACAGGGTGCATCCACTGCGGGTAAACCCAAAGCGGGTGAAGGGCAGACGATGAAGAAGAAACGAGCATCCTTCAAAGCTCGGCATTCCAAGAATATCGCTAAAGGTAAAACCTCGGCTGCCTACTGGGCCAACAAGGTAAAGTGGTAACATGCCCAAGGACGCTTGCTATAAGAAGGTCAAGAGACGGGTAAAGGTATTCCCTTCCGCCCGTGCTTCCCAACAGATTGCGAAGTGTCGCAAGTCCAAAGGCCAAGTAAAGAAGTCGGCCAAGGGTGCATCCTTAAAGCGTTGGAAGTCCGAGAAGTGGAAGGACACAAAGTCCGGTAAACCCTGCGGTCAGGGTGGAAAAAATGAATATTGCAGACCCACTAAACGAGTTTCATCCAAGACCCCGAAGACAAAATCCGAAATGAGTAAAAGCCAACTGGCAAAGAAAAAGCGGGAGAAGTCGAAGGTGGGGATGGGTAGAAGAGTCAAACCCGTAAGGAGAAAATAACATGCCCCGTAAGAAAAAAACCTACCACGAAATTGACCCCGAAGAAGCGATCCAAGCATTGACCTTCTTAAAGGGTGAACCAAATTTTCTAAAGTACATCGAGATGCGTGAATCCATGCGTGAGGATGTAATCCGTCAACTCCAGGTAAAAGAGGTAGTCGAGTGTACAAATCGCCACTACATGTTGTGCGGTAAACTCGAAGCAATCGACGAGGAACTTGATACCTTTTACCGACTTTAACCTTTCAGTGCGAACATATGGGGATGTGTATGCGCCCCCTGCGAGTCCCGCCAACTTGCAGGGGGTTTTTTGTTTTGAATTGTCCTGTAAGGTAATGTGCCTTACAATTTGTAACAGCGAAAAAAGCGCTACTAAACATGACAGTCGAATCAATCGAAGCCGAAGTCGCTACCTCTGAACCTGCTGAGAGTAGTGTAACGCCCGATCCGGGGAATCTAACAATGGCCGAGTATGCGAGCAATTTGCTCAAAGCTCAGTCCGAGGAGGAGCAACCCGAATCACCCGAAGAGGAAACAGAACCTTCTGATCTAGCTGAAGAGTCTGAAGAACCGGAGGAGACACAGTCTACTGAGGAACCGGAAGAATCGGATCAAACCGAAGCCGCCGAACCGAATACTGTTCTTTCTAAGTTTAATATAGACCTGGACTCATTGTCCGAAGAAGAAACCAAGGAACTCGCAAAGTCGCTTTCCCTGAGTGCAGTCAAACGCTTTGGCGATTTGACCGCACAAAAGAAAGCACTGGCACTGGAGAATGCCGAGCTACAAGCGCAAGCCCAAGCAAAGCCCGAACCTGTCAACGAGAGTCCTTCGTTCATGAAGGATAATGCACTGCATAACGTTAACGACGTCCAAGCACTCACCAAAGAAGTCGAGAACCTAACCACGCTCATCGAATGGGCCGAAGAAGGGTTGGAGAACGAGGTTGAGTACGACGATGCCGGAAACGAGTACGTAGCCAAGGATGGGGACAAAACCTATACCAAAGCCGACCTTCGTAGGATTAGGGCAAACGCCCGTAAGGTTTTACGAAAGGATGCACCCGCGAGACAGAAGTGGATCGAGGAGCGTACGCAAAGTGACCAACACGCAATCCAAACATTCGACTTCCTTAGTGATGGAGAATCTGAGGATTACAAGTTGTTCATGCAGGTGAAGAGCAACCCACTCTATCAACCACTAGTCGAGCATTTGCCCAACGGCAACTTTGCGGTCGGACTAATGATTGAGGGAATGAAAGCACTCCAAGCACGCCAGGTCAATACGAGCAAACCGAAACCAAAGCCCAAGGCTCCCGTAGCTTCAGTCGAAGCAGGAAGCGCCAAGCCAAGGACGGAGAACTCGCAACGAAAGAAAGCATTGGAATCGGCCAAGGCAAAATTTGATAAGTCCGGGGACATGGGAGACTACCAACACTATCTTAAACTCAAGCGGGCAACCGCATAATTTAAAAATTCAAGGAGGATACATTAGATGGCATCAAGTACATCATATAACACTGCTGGCAATAAAGAGCAGATTTTAGACATTATCACCGTGTTAGAACCGGAGGCTAGCCCCCTGGTCAGCATGATGAAAAAGGGTAACGCAACTAGCACATTCGTCGAATGGCAAGCAGACAAACTCAGCACGCCTGACTTTTCGGGAGTGAATGAAGGCGAGGACGTAAGTTCTTTTAAGAATCAAGCCGAGGATCGCGCTAGACTTGGAAATTATGTCCAAAAGTTTCGCGACACCTTTCAGGTTTCCGACATTCAGCAACTCGTTGACACCGCCGGAGTCGCATCCGAATTCGCCAATGCCGAGTCCAAAGCTGTTCGCAACGTTAAGCGTTCAATCGAAAGTGCATTTTGCTCCGCTCAAGACCGTCAGGCCGAAGCCGGAAGTGGCACGCCTTACAAGACTCGCGGATTGCTCAAGTGGCTTGGATCGGGTGGTCAACCTTCCGACATACCTGCCGCTTACCAAAGCGTTGCCAACGACACCACGGGAACCCAGACCGAAGCTACCTTCAACAGCGTTCTTCAAGAACTCTACGAAGCCAACGGAATGCCTGGTGGTCAACTTACCTTAATTGCAGGTCCAAGCCTCAAGCAAGAGATCTCGAACTTCTCTCGTCAGCTTGCCGCAGCCAATGGCACTTACGTTGTCAACCAGGATGCCGATTCTCGCAAGATCACGCTTACCGTGAACCTCTACGAAGGTGACTTTGGTAACGTTGCAATCGTGCCTTCGCTTTTTGTGAATCGCACAAGCGGATCGGACACCATCGACGCTGATGCCGGACTTCTCGTTGATCCCGAATACGTCGGAATGCACTCGCTCAAAGCCGAGTCTGCCACCGAGTTGGAAGATCAAGGCGGAGGTCGCAGAGGTTTCGTAGACGTAATTTGCGGATTGGCATGTTACTCGCCTAAAGCCCATGGCTTTTTTAATTGATAATCAATAACTAAGGAGATTTAGACATGCCAGAACTATCTAACAACGAAGCAGGTCGCGGTTTTACACACATCTACACCGCAACCTACGAAGATCTACAAACGATTGGCAATGGTGGCCAAGCCACTATCGCAACCATACCCGCAGGAGGTGCCGTCGAAATGGCCGGAGTTTACGAGTCCGTAGCTTTTGCCGGAACGACTTCCCTCGTCATTGACGTAGGGACAACCGGAGGAGATCCCGACGAGTTCATCGATGCTCTCGATGTGGACGGTATGTCTGCACCAGTATTCAATACTGGAGACGGGTTCACGGGTGGGCAATCACAACCAGTAGGCGGAACCAACACCGCAACTTCCGTTCTTTTGGAAGTTACTGACGCAGCTATTGCTTCAGCTACCGCAGGTGAAATCGTTATTGGATTACGCATCGTTGACCTCGGTCAATTTGCTTAATTCCAAGCAACATTTGTTGTTGTCCGGGGGGTGGCTCATCCGAGTCACCTCCTTGGACACGACAAGCACAACCCAAACCCTATAACACTATGTCCGAAATCTTTGTACCCAAGTGGAAGAAAGACCAAGGTAATGGTTCGTCGTTCATGAAAAATCTTGAACGGCATTTGCGATACGAAGTTGACCTTGAAAAGTACGAGGCCAAGAAACGCGAAATAGAATGTGGCAAGGAGAACCAACACGCTGGCGTAATGGAAGGCGTTGGACAACTGAAAGCAACCATCCCCGCTCGCGAATACTTTCGTTGGCAACAATTCAAACCTGGATGCTGGGGTGACAAATCCTTCGTCAAGGAATTCTTGCGCGACAACCCATCCCTTAGAGCAAAATCATTTGACAAGAAAACCTTCCAAGGAGGCTTGGAACTAGCATGAGGCCAATCGCGGTAAGCGTACTTACGACTAACCTGACAAACATGGTTGGCGTGGATGCTTTGCTCACCGCAGAGTCCACCGCAGCAGTCAGAAGCTTTAACCGCTTTGGACGCTTGGCATGGGAACGAACTGCATGGCCCCTTGCTTCTCGGTTAACTCAAGTCATCCCCGATGTCCGAGTCAGAAGCGTAGACGTTGGGAGTGGTGGTGCATCCTATACCTCCGCCCCTACCGTAGCATTCAGTGGAGGAGGGGGTAGCTCGGCCGCAGGAACCGCAACGATCAATTCCGATGGTGAGGTCAACGGAGTTGCGATGACGAACAACGGCACTGGATTCACGGGAGTTCCCACAGTGTCCTTTTCGGGAGGTGGTGGAAGTGGAGCAACTGCAACTGCCAACCTCTTAGCCTACCTGGACTTTGGAACCACGATTGGCGAAATCTTCCGAGTGACCGAACAAGATCCCTATGGCTTGGGCAATGCAAGCGACATCGCATTCCGCAACGTCTACGTCACCGGAGCGAGTGAATACGGAGAAGCAATCCTACCACAACGCTCATCCACCTCGCCTGTTTGGGTGTACTATCGGAGTCCTTATCCAAACTACGCAAGCAACGCTACTGACTTCCCGTACCTCTTTGCAGAGTACGTGGTTCTCGGAGCATACGGGGATTGGCTTTCCTCAGACGGCCAACAGGACAAGGCACAAGCAATTTACCAACAAGCGGAATCCGTCTTGCAAGTAGAGTTGGATAAACTCGAAAGACAAGAGGGACAAAGCCAACCACTTTTAATCGAAACATACGGCACAACCATTGCCACAACTGCATAACATTATGGCATCTACATCAGAATATCGCGGCCTCGGACTTAATGGGGGAACCTACATTAACGATACTGCTAATCACACAGGAGACTTCTTTTGCTTTCTTGCAACTGAGGACACTGTTTTAGCAAGTGTCACAGGTAATATTGACAACATTGCTGACCTTTGCACGGGCCAAGATGCAACTGTTCTGTCAGCAAATAGCGCTATTTACGGACGCATAAAATCAATCCAGTTAACTTCCGGCGCAGTAATAGCGTACAAGATGTAAGATGATTTCACTTGATCTCATAGTAGGAGTACCAAGGTCATTTACAAGTGGTGGCACCCCACCAATCGACGGGGCATTGAGGGCTGAACAAGGCCCATTTTTAAACTGCGAGGACGGGAGCATCCTTGCCTTCGACTAAAGGACAAATAAATGGCTAACAAACGTATTTCTTCACTGAGTTCATTGGGCGGAACACCCGCCAATGACGATATTATTCCAATCACGGATATTTCGGACACATCAGGGTCCGCCCAAGGTACGACTAAAAAAGTCACGGTTCAGAATTTATTGGCAGGCGCTTCGGCTCCCGTCACGTCTGTCAATTCATTGACGGGTGTGGTATCGATTGATGCCGGCAACTTGGCCGACTTTAACTTCGATGGGAATCCAATCCTTGGATTTGACGCAACCCTGAACGATCAAACGGGTACGGCTTATACTTTGGTAGCCGCCGATGCGGGGAAAGTCATAACTTGCAACAACGGCTCGGCCGTGACGGTCACGGTCCCTTCGGGCCTCGGTGCGGGTTTCACTTGCTCAGTCATCCAAAAGGGAGCGGGCCAGGTTAGCTTCACCGCATCATCGACTACGATTAACAATCGGCAATCGCACACTAAGATTGCCGGCCAACATGGAGTCGCATCCTTGATCGCTACGGCCGCCGATGTTTTCGTTTTAGCAGGAGATACCGCAAGCTAATGAGTTTGGTTTTACCAACATTCAGCGGGTTCGTTCAGCCTGCAAGCGGAGGCGGAGGCGCATTCGCAAACACCCTGTCAGGCTCATTCGACGGTACGGATGACTACTTGGACCTTGGTACCGCGAGTGCGTTGAATCCGACTTCAAGCCTTACGGTTTCGGCTTGGGTAAAAACGGATTCTCACACTAATACTCCTGGCGTATACGATGTTATTTACTCATCGAGTAAAGATTCTAGCGGCTCAAACGGCGGCATCGCGCTAGCAAACAATCAAAACAAGTGGAAATGCTACTTCTACTCAGGAACGACTTGGTATGCTGTAGAAAGCGACAACAACGTCGTGGACGGTCAATGGTATCATTTGGCTAGCACATGGGACGGTACGACTGCAAAACTCTACGTAAACGGGAGCGTTCAGACGAGTACCGCTAGTATCAGTTCGATTACCTACTTCACAGCGGTTTCGGCAAAAGTAGGTTCATACTTTACGGGTAACTATTTGAACGGTTTAATAGACGAGGTATCCTTATTCGATTCAGCGCTTTCCGCTTCAGACGTAACAGCAATATACAACAGCGGGGTTCCTCCCGACATTTCGTCTCTCAATCCCGTAGGATGGTGGCGTGTAGGCGATGGAACAGGCGACACGGATTCGGCAGGTGGAACGCCTGCAAATGGTGACACGATTGGCACCGTTGTTGACCAAGGGTCGGGTAGTAATAATGCAACAGGAACGAACGGCCCGACTTATTCATCAACTGTACCATCTTAATCTTATGAGCAAAAATTACGTAATCATCGACGCTTCAGACGTCTCTTCAATCGACTTCGATCAGGTCATGGAAACCTCGGCGGATACGCTGAGATATTCACTCGACGGTTCCAAAACTTTCGTAAAGTTCGAGGGATCGACCCCAAGCTTTCTTGAGGGCAAAACCCAATATGATCATTCGGAAATTCTTACTATTCTCGCCGGCCCCGAATGGACTGACCCCGATGGCCCTCCAGGTGAATGAAGCGATGCCACGTAGTCCTTGCAGTCGATGCCATTTTGCTCCTTGTCATTGTGATCCTCACAGGATGCTCAATGAAGCAATGGTATCCGACTATGGGGGCCGTAGTGGGAGGGGGAGCGGGGGCGCTTGGTGGTCCTGGCATAGCGGCAGTAGGAGCGGGGAGCGGAGCTTTAGTTGGGGAAGTTTTGCAGGGCAACAAAGAGGTGGCCGAAGCAAAGGAAACCATAGACGCACTGACCCATGGAGATGTTTCGGAACTCGTCCAACAGGGCATGGCCAAACACGCGAGTGGTTTCGACGAATTTACGAGTTATATCAAAAAAATATTAATAGTCGCGGCCTGCATTCTTGGGGCATATCTCTGCATACCGATTTTCGTAGCACGCAAGACCGCAGAGACTTGCTCTAAAACTGCCGCAGAAAGAC